GTGAGAAAGTCATCGTCAATAGTGATACCGTTGTGCAAATTAAGACACTTTCTATTAAGATCTCCTCCAGTAGTCTTTCGCATGGCAATAAATTCTTCAACCTCTGGGTGGCTAATGTCCATGTAAGCCGCGTATGATCCTCGTCTTGTTACTCCTTGGTTGAACGCCAGCATCTGACTGTCAACTACGTGCATGAAAGGGATGCTACCAGTAGACTGACTACCGTTAGAAGTTGAAACACCGTTACTTCTAACAGCACCCCAATATCCACCCAAGCCTCCACCGCCACTTGCCAACCATATGTTCTCATCGTAATGATCAGATAGCCCACGCCTTGAGTCAGGAACATAATTGAGAAAACAGCTAATAGGTAAACCACGCGTGGTTCCCCCGTTACTAAGTATAGGAGTGCTAAACCCGAACCAACTCTTGCTTGCGTAGTCGTAAAGTCGCTGTGCAAGATTGTAGTCAGTATGCCCCTGATACGTTGCAGCAAAGACTGAAGCACGAGCAAAAGCCTCTTGTGCATGAGTTTCATCCTCCCAGAAGTATCTGTCTTTCAGTGTCTCCAGTGAGAACACACTAAGATCTTGCTCCCTGTCGTAGTCAATCTGGATACCTAAGTAGTCCTGTACACCTGCCTTACTTGTCACTAGGGTGCTCCAGCATATAACTAATCAATCGTTCTTCGTACCAACGGGCTTTGCGTAGGTCTTCTATGGGCTTGTTCTTGTATCTAAAACGCCACAGGTACTTTAGTGCATTACCACGGAGATAACCAATGTACTCATCGTGCGTAAGCATACCACGGATAGCGTCAATACACTCCATGTTGCCGTTGTTGTAGTGTTCTGGCTTGTGGACACTATCGAACTTTGTGCTGTTATCACCAAACACAGGGTGGTCATTAACTGCGTTATCGGACTCATCTAGCCAAGCCAAGTCTCTTTTACTTTTCTTACTCAATCTGTTCCATTCTTCTGGTGTTGCATCATCAATGCTCTTGTTCTTCATCTTTCGTATCATCCTCTATGTCTTCTTCAAACCTGTGTAGCCTGTTGATAAATTTATCCTCAAACCTGTCCAACAGTTCTTCGGAGGATATGTCTAGAGCCTCCACAAGATCATCGGCGTCGTATCGCACTAGTATGCGTTCTTTGATCTCATCCATTGTTAGTGACATGATTCATGTACTCATCAACTGTGTAAAACTCAAAACCTTCCTTATCACACCATTGTCCCATTGTTATCTTCGCTCCCTTGCGTACTTTCTTGTTAGGGTCTGACAGTACAAATATCAGCTTGATAGGGTCTATACTGTCCCGTATCGAAGTGTACTTCTGTGTGTCTCCTGCCCTGAAAAACCCCTTGGTCTCTATGTAGTCACCTGTCTCCTTGTCTACAAAGTCAGGCTTGTATGTCCTGTGCATCACGTATGGCACATCATATGGCTCGTACAGATACCTGCGTCTAGGTGCTAGCTCTGCAAATTTCTTCTCTAGCCCAGACCTATAGATGCTCTGCTTACGTGATCTCTTGGACTTTAGGCTCATTTACCACCTCCGTTAGAAACCTTGGCCCTGTCGAGTACAAAAAAGTACGCAGTTCTGGATAGCATGAGTGCTTGAAATGACAGTAGGAACAGTTTACTGGTAATCGCATATTTCCACTTTTGCCATCCGCTAGTGGATCTGCGCATACTGGTGGTAGTTCCTCTGCCTCTACGAGCTTTTTTACATGGCGTATCCTCTCTGCTATGTCACCGTTGATAGCCTTGTACACTGGTGCTTCCGTGTCCTCTAGATCGTACTGTAGGTACGCCAGATGACCATTAGACTTGTCCATAGCCAACCATCCGAACTTGGTCTCGCCTTCTGAATGTGCGTATGCCTTGATCTGATCGACGTACCCAAACGGATCATCGTAGGCCAACGTAGCATTCTTGAACTTCTTGAAGCCGTAGGGACTTGCAGACTTAACGTCCGTCACTATGCCATCAATCTTGCAGTCCATGTGCCCAGTGATACCTTCTACCTCACAGACCTTCTGCTCATCGGTAATCGTGTGCCCTGCCATGCGACACAGGAACAAGAGCATTTCCTCAATCAGGTGTCCGTACATGAACTTCACATACGTGTGCCCTTGGATCTCCTCTCCAGCGCCTGTGTCGTTGTAGTGGTGCCATAGGTATCTATCGTCTCTACCTATGTTGGACATGCGTAGCTTACGCCCATCACGTGGTGTCTCAGGAGAAAACTCAGTACGCATGAGACTCTTGACTGCTTCTCCGAACTTATCAATCTCAGCCTCAATGTCTACTGACTCATCGGCGGCTTTGGTTGTCATCAGTTCGTAGATGTCGTCCACAACTGTAGAGACAGTCTTAGTGCGTTTCTGCCCAGCTTGTGCCAATTTGATACTCCCCTGCAAGTTTGCAGTTCAAGTTAAAATGTATTCCCGCTGCTTCTAGACACGAGACTGCTAGCCTCCCGAACTTCTCAGCCTGAGATTCCTTAACCTCTGACTGTACCTCGTCGTGAATGTTACCTACAATTTTGTAGTCCATCCCCCATAGTTTAGCATACTTATCCAAGATAATCAACCCCTGTTTCATCACCAGTGCTCCTGCGCTCTGCAACAATGTGTTCAGTGCTGCGTGCTCTGATCGTATCCATAGTCTCCTACCGTCTAGTCCATTGATCCAACCCTGTGCTGCCTCTTGAGCAACTCTTGTTTTAAGATCTGCATATGCTGGGAGATTACGCATAAATCGTTCTCTAAGCAGTCTACCAGCACCTGCGCCTCCTCCCGCCACCGTACCAAGTTTCGCATCTCCTGCTCCGTAGAGAAGGGCGTAGATGAAAGTTTTTGCTTGATCTCTTGATTCAAGCCCCGCAAGGTGCTGGTTAGCTGTGTGTATGTCACCTCCAATGACTTCATTTGTATAATCCTCGTCGTCCATGTAGTGGGCCAACATGCGTAGCTCTAATCCACTGGCGTCAAAACCCACGAGTTTATAACCGTCAGGCACTGTCCAACAGCGTCTACAGTCTTCACCGTAGGGCGCTCTGGATGCAGGAACCTGCGCTAGGTTAGGTTTAGCGTGTGTCATTCTGCCAGTCACTGCACCATTGGTGTTGACCTTGCCATGCACACGGCCTGTATCGTCGTCCACTGCGTCTATCCAAGACTGCACCTGTGCTATGCGCTTCTGCACCATCAGGTACTCAGAGATGAGTGTAGCCTGTGGGATGTCTTTTATTCCCCCCAAGACCTTCTCATCAACCATCGCCTGTCCTGTCTCAGTGTACTTACAGGGCTTCCAACCATAGTATTGTAAGTATCTGCCAATCTGCTGCCGTGACCCCAAGTTAAACTCAGGGTAGTCTACTCTAGAAAAAGGGCCACCCACGGTCTCCCAAGAGTCTCCCAAGAACTTCAAACCTACGACAGAGATGGCTCCATCCTTTTTTACTTTTGGCTGTATCTCCTTGACAAATGTCGGTAGTGGTCTGAAGGCCCGCTGTACTGCATCCTCCAGATCGTTCAGTTTCTCACGCAGCGTAGCGACCAGTTCCGTAGCTCTCCTGTTGTCCAGTAGCCAGCCATTGCACACTTGTTGTTGTGTAATGTCCTGCACCTGATGCTCTAGCTCCACAGACTGGTCACTGAAGTTACGTAGATCCCACTCCAGCTTCTTGTAGAGTGCTGCTGTAACCTCTACGTCACGTCGGCAGTACTTCACCATCTCTGGCGATAGCTGCGACCAGTCACTGTGGTCACCCTTGGGAAACTGGAGTCTCTCACCCCACGCTCTCAGAGAGTGCCCTTTGTCTAGCTGTGGGTTCGCTAGGCGTGACATGACCAAGGTGTCCTTCACACGTTCTTTGTTGATGTCGATGTCCCACAGACGCTTTAGGACAGGAATGTCGTAGCCAAGTAGATTATGGCCTACCACGTCATCATGTCCTCTCAGGGCGTACTCTAGGGACTCTGCGTCATAGTGATCCTGTAGCTCTCCGTCCTGCATGGTTACTACCACCCAGACCTTAGTAGGCTTCAGGCCATCGGTCTCCGCATCTAAAAAGATGGGACTGCTAGAGGGCATTTGGCACCTCCTGTGGTTTTGCTGTTTCCATCATCCTGCCTGTGACCTTATCGTACTTCAGCCAGCAGCAGGCTCCTGTGAGGCCAGCGTAGCGATTCTTGAGCACACGCACTGTAGTCGTATTGCGTACCTGCTCATTGTCGTTCTGCTGGTCTCTCTCAAGCCCTATCACCATGTCCGATAGCTGTGCGATGGACTGTGAACCTCGTAGCTCACTCAGGCTGATCTGCCCACCGTCCTCGTGTGCACGGCCCTGAGTGCGCCTCAAGTGTGACACGAGAAACAGCCCTACGCCTAGCTCCTGCACCAGTGACCGTAGCTTGGTCATAATGGCGTCGATGGCCTTGCGCTCATCTCCGTTTTCCTGTGCTGACACCACGATGGACAGGTGGTCTAGAACGATCCACTTGCAGTCTAACGCTTTCGCCATGTAGCGCACGCGAGCCAACAGATTGTCTTCGCTGGTGCTTCCCCAGTGATCGAACAGGTAGTAGCGTCCAGTGCCCATAGTCTCCTCCCAGAAAGGGAAGGCAGCCTCAGGGTCTAGGTCTTCCTCTAGGTGCAATGGGCAGTCTGCCGCTATTGACATGATGCCAAGAGCAGTACGAGCAATGTCTTCCTCCAGCGCGAGGATGCCTATGTTGTCCTCCGTCGCGTTGAGCAGGTAGTACTCTAGCTCACGTATCATCTGACTCTTGCCCATACCGGAGCCACTAGTGATGGTCACCAGTTCGTAGGGACGAAAGCCCTTGGTGTGGGTGTTCAGCCCTTGCCATGGGTACGGGATGCTCTGCACCTTGATCTTGCTGGTGAGTGCTTCCCATGTGTCCCTACCGCTGATGATGCCATCGGGCTGGTAGACTCTAGCGTCCCGC